GGTATCCCTCCAGAAAGACCGTGCGGACTATCAGACACTACGCCCTGAGCAAAAGCACATTTTTACCAGCAATCTTAAGTATCAGATCATGCTGGATTCTGTACAAGGGCGTGGTCCTGGGATGGCTTTTATACCTTATTGTTCACTACCCGAGCTTGAGGCATGTATGAATGTGTGGGAGTTTATGGAGATGATTCATAGTCGCTCCTACACATACATCATCAAGAACGTTTACTCTAACCCTGAGGATGTATTTGATACTATCTTAGACGATGAGAAGATCATTGACAGATCTACTAGTGTCACTGAATCCTATGATGACTTCATCAATCATGCTCATCAGTATGATACTGGAACCATGTGGGAACTTGCAAAGGAAGGTCACTATGCAGGGCAGTATGATAGACGTGAACTAAAGCGTAAACTCTACAGAGCAGTAGCAAATGTCAACATACTGGAAGGTATTCGCTTTTATGTCAGTTTCGCTTGCTCTTTTGCATTTGGTGAACTCAAACTTATGGAGGGATCCGCCAAGATCTTATCTCTTATTGCAAGAGACGAGAGTCAGCACCTGGTTATAACTCAGAACATTCTGAAGAACTGGCGCGAAGGCGATGATGCTGAGATGCAACAGATTGCATTGGAAGAGGAAGAGAACGTCATCAAAATGTTTGCTAAGACTGTTGATGAGGAGAAAGCATGGGCAGAATATCTGTTCAAAGATGGTTCAATGATTGGTCTCAATGACAGACTATTGTCACAATATGTTGAGTGGATTGCTAACCGTCGTATGAGAGCGATTGGTTTGAAGCCTATGTATAATGTCCCTGCTAAGAACAACCCACTGCCATGGACTGAGCACTGGTTGAACTCTAAGGGTCAGCAAAACGCACCACAAGAGACGGAGATTGAATCCTATGTCATCGGAGGAATCAAGCAAGATGTCCAAGCAAACTCCTTCGCAGGATTTGCTCTCTAGTACCGAATGGTTGGACAAAGTATACAATGAACTTCTGGAAACGCACAACGACATGGGGTCAGACCCTGGTTGGGACATGGTTTGGGACAAAGAGTACGCTCGGAGACAAGAGCGTAGGCAGTCTGAGTCCCAATCAGAAACGAGAAGTTCAACGAATGATTGACAAGGCTATTGACAATCACAATAGAACTGCTACACTGGTATCGGCATCGTTAGGAGGGGTATTACTCTTCTTCTATGCTCATGGTGTCATTACAATAGTTGATTTGTACGGAAAATGACACATACTATTATAAATAGTAACGTAGCAAATTGCTACGACATTACGTTCATCCCGAAAGGGACGCAAGTAAGTCGCGGAACGGAGCGTTCATCCCATGCTTGAAGTATTATTTTATACAACACTCACTTGTCAACAAGCCGATGCAATTATGTTTCGGATGAGAAAGAATGAGAATATTCCTGCCGAATATAAGGTGGAATTGATAGAGGTCATGAAGGAGTCAACTCCTGATTGCTATCCATGGGACGCAAACGACTGAAGGAACGGGGGAATAAACCACCCTAACTTCAGGAGTACCACAATGAACACACTCAATCTGATCAAGAAGCAGATCAATAAGGCATCTGCATTGCACAACGCACAGATCACTCACACTGCATATCGTGGTGTTGAATATCGTACACGTTGTGTAGAGTCTAAGGAGACTCACGGGACCTTCTGCTATCGTGGGCAAACTTACGCCAAGTAGATAGTAAATCTTGATACCAAGACACCGCACCTCCTAAGGGGGTGCTTTTTTGTGTACATAGTGCTACCATGCATAGTGTAATATGCCGAGGAATCCAGTGAACAAAATTGACTTGCAAGCACGTATCTACAAGTACAAGACTGCCCTCTACGAGGGCGAGTATAAGGAGAAGACAGAGGAATGGCACCAGGGTGGTCATGATGCCTTGAACCGCATCCTAGACGCTCTACAGGAGTTTAGGGATTGACAGATATAGATATTCCAAGTAAACTAACACTGTGGGGTTCAGAGATGAATAGAGCTCATCTAAAGGTTCTTATCAGAGACTTAGAAATTATCTTGAGTGAGCTAAAATCTGAGGTGTACTCAGACGCAGAGTCATACATAGATACTGACAAGTATGATGATGCCCATAATAATGACAACGGAGATTGATTATGAAAATCCTTGGACTTACAACGAAACCCCTTTTAGCGGGAGTCTTATTGGGGACAACTTTGGGTTTGTTTACTGCATCACAAATACCCAGACCAACAGAAAATACATCGGAAGAAAATACTTCTGGTCATTTAGAAAGCCTCCAGGTAAAAGTAGGAGAGTTAGAAGTGAAAGTGACTGGAGAAAATATTACGGCAGCTCTGATGAAATACGTGCCGATGTTCGCTTGTACGGAAAGCCTACCTTTCAACGACGTATAATCAGCCTACATACAACCAAGGGTCAGACAAACTACGAAGAGACCCGACAACTTTTTATCAATAACGTCCTTACGGAGGCAATGAACGATGGAACGCCTGCTTACTACAACAGTAATATCCTCGGTCGATACATGCGTAAGGACTATTTCGGAACTGGCACATGCGCTTGACAGCAGACTAGATACCCTGCTATACTGATAGGGTAGTCAAGAGGAATGACCATGGGCAACTTTCGTGTTTTCGACGACTTCAATCAAGACTCAGCACTAGACCATTACATCGATCTACTTCAAGATCTTCTTGAGGATGGACGGTATGATGATGCCTGCAATCTTTCCAACCAGATAAACAATATCTCTGGGGTCAGTAGCTCAGCGGACAGAGCAACCGCCTTCTAAGCGGTCGGTCGCAGGTTCGATCCCTGCCTGACCCGTTCCCCTTAGGGGGATATTGTACATCGCTTAGGATAACTATGACTACAGTACAAAAGTTTTCACCTGTAACGGACGTACTACGTTCAGCAGTTACTGGTGAGGTAGATCTCGACATCGAGTACCCTAATATCTTCCAAAAAGTCTATAGACATTACGAGGAGAAAGGTGTAGACTTCTACGGTAATCCCGACGAGGATTACGCTATCCTAATTGACAAACTTGAGTTCGACTTATTCTAAATTATGAAAACCAAAGTTCTTCTAGAGCAGTTTCCCTATCGTTATGTTGAAGTTGGCACGATCATACTGAACGGTATGCCAGACTACCGAATTCAAAAGGTAGATTCATGGACTGGTAATTACAAAGACATGTATCTTTGTGATAATGAAATGCAATTGATGACTGCTATGGAAGACTTTGAATACACCAAATGGTTAGATCCTGATGGTGTACCATGCTATGTAACTGACAAGGTAAGCGCCCAATGACAAATCCAATGATCGCAGCACGTACAGCACTCAAAGATGCTGTAAAGTATGCTCTTGATACCGAGGTTGATGCTAGCACTCAGATGGAACTCTGGCGTCATTTCCAAGGGGTCTCTGCTATCTGTAGAGAACTGAAACTGGAAGAGACAATCGAGTTCAAGTTGAGTGACTCTTCGTTCCTTTCTGACTATACTGTCAGCGCAGATGCTTTCGGAGCAGCTGCTGCAACAGACAACATCTCTTTGACTACTAACAATGACACGGTAGTCTTTGGATAGTCTTTGCCAATAGACTCTAAACTAGATGGTGTTCAGCGCGAACGCATAGTATATTGAATTCAACTAGGGAGGGTAACACCTCCCCTTTACATCTGGACCTACTTTATGACCCTACTGAATCTATTTCCCTGTCCAGTTATTCGTGAACCTGCTCATCCCGAAGAGAATTATCATCAGGTGCAGCAAGAGATCCTACCTATACTGAAAGCAGTAGAAGAAGGTGATACAGAATGCGTATCATACATTTACAGACAATGTAAATCCGATAAGCAGCAGGCAAAAGTAGGTAACGTTCTACCGAGTTGGGAGATTGAAGACAATCTTATTGGCAAATATAACCTAGTGAATCTAGAGAAAAGAATCTATGAATCACTAGGTAGGTATCTTGCTTTCATAAAATCAAATAAGTCTGAGCAGAACAAAGAAAATAAATCTGCTAAGATCAAATGTTCCTGGATCAACATTGCAGAACGTGATAAATCACATGACATTCATGCTCATCCAGGTTATGATATCGCTGGCATCTATTACTTCAGAGTAAGTGAGGATCAAGGAGGTATCACATTCAATAATCCTAACGCCATGGTGTATAACGGTGGATTCCCTGAGGGTCAAATGACTCCCATGAGTATGGAGATCATTCCACAAGATGGTGACCTGTTTCTATTTCCTGCATGGTTGCAGCATGGAACACGCCCAAATAAAACTGATACGCCTAGAGTAAGTATCTCCTTCAACATAAACATCGAGTAACTATGAGTAAACCATTCCCTATCGTATCTCTCACCAATCATATTGATGGTGAGTTTGTAAAGCGTACAACGCAAGACTTGTTCTCAGATAAAAAAATTCTTCTGACGGGATTGCCTGGTGCATTCACTCCTACTTGTTCGGAGAAGCACTTGCCCCAGTATGAAGCAGCAATCCAAGACTTCCTTGCCCTAGGTATTGATGAAGTTTGGTGTACTTCTGTGAACGATGACTTTACAATGGATGCGTGGTTCAACGAACGTGGCATTCGTTATATCAAACCTCTTGCTGATGGCAATGCACATTTAGCAGCAATGCTGAACCAACTTGTCTTGAAAAATGACAAGGGTTTTGGTCTTCGTTCCTGGCGTTATGCAATGGTGGTGGACGATATGGAGATTATCTTCTCTACTGAAGAGTCTGACAAACGAGACAATGCAGAAGAAGATCCATACGAAAAGACCACTCCTGAAGTGGTACTAAACTTCTTGAAACAGAGCGGTGGCATTTGACAATTGTAAAGAAATGCTATATACTAGTAACAGTTCTTCACAAAACTACATATGACCGTCACTACTAACGAAGCAGGACAACAGAATCTGTTCGCTAAAGAACCTCAAATGTATGTCTCTAAGACTGACGCCGAGCGTTATGGATATGAGTCATATGCAGAGAGAGCAGAGAAACTAAATGGTCGCGCTGCGATGCTTGGGTTCATTGCTGCTGTTGCCTCCTATGCTATTACTGGCAATCTATTTTTTGGTATTTTATAAATGAGTAATCCCAATGCCCTCTATGAGGACATGGAAAAATTGAATGCCCTTTACGAAGAACTCTGCTGGGGGCATGATGATGAGTTAGTATTCCAAATCGAATATCTAACAGGCAAAGGCAGAATCGTTATCAAAAACAAAACTATCGAGGAAAACCAATGAACGAAAGAGCAGAACGCATCAACGGTTGGGCAGCAATGCTCGGAGTCATCGCTGCTATCGGCAGTTATGCAACCACAGGACAGATTATCCCTGGTATCTGGTAATGGGATTTATTGCAGTAGCATTATTTCTTTTAGTTCCAGTAGTAGTAGCGGCATCGATGACACCAAAGAGTAAAAAGCAATGAGTATAGAGTGGGTACAGACAATTATTTTTATATTGACACCCCTATTATTCATGCTTTATCTTATTCAATCCAATGAGGATGATGATGGACCACCAGATGGTGGGATGATG